ATTAGAAAAAGGAAAAATATTAGGAGTTATTGATAGAGAACTAACTCAATTAGCTTTACAAAAAGTTAGAGATTTAATGTCAGCAACAAGTTCTTCTAAATTAAATTCTTATGGTGGAGCTACAGAAAAAATAAGTAAACTTTTATTAAGAGAAATTGATTCACCTGTTCAAGAAAAATCTGCAATCGCTGTTGCTGAACAAGCTGAAGCTATTTCACTTCTTAGAGGAAAACAAATAACAAAAGAAACTCCTAAAAGAGTAGAGGAATTATCAAAAAATATTAAAACTTATCTAGATGAGTTTAAAGATTTATATAATTCAGCAGGATTCTTTTCTAAAAAAGAAATAGATAATTATTTTCCTAGAGTTTTAAATTTTGATTTAATTAAAAGAGATGAAAAAGCTTTCTTAAAAACTGTTGAAGGTATTTATAAAAGTTTAGGACATAAAAATCCAGAAAAAGCTGCTTTAAATTATTATAATGGACATAAAACTTCTGGTGATAGTGTATTTAATGCTTTAGTATTAAAAGAAATGTTTGCAAAATCTACATCAGGTGTTTCAAAAGAAGGTAACAAATTTATTATCACTCCAGTTAGTGAACATATTACTAAAGAAAGAGCTTTAAAAGGTCCATATAAATTAGTAGAAGAAGTATTAGAAAAAAAAGGATACTTAGTAAATGATGCTAGATTTATATTAAGTAGAATTGCAAATGATTCAGTAAAATCTATTGCGTTTGCTAGACAGTTTGGAACTCATGGAGAATTATTACAACCTTTCTTTAAACAAATACGAGATAAATATTTAAAATCAGGATTAGAAACTGATAAAGCTTTAAGTGCAGCAAATCAAGAAATGAAATTAGTAGCTAATACTATTGATGCATATTTTGATAGACATGGTGTAGCTATGACAGGTGCATCAAAATCAGCAGCAGGTATTATTGCTACATTAGGTAATGCTAATATGTTAGGTAGAGTTACTATAACATCTTTAGGTGATTTAGTTCAACCTTTTCAAAATTCTAGTAGCTTTAGAGCAATTGTTCAAGGTTGGAGAAAGACTGCTTTACGAGGAAAAAAAGAATCAGGTTTAGCTAGAAATTTAAACTATGATATTAGTAATGAAATTCAACAAGGTCTAATTAAATCTGCTGGAATGGAAAGTAAAAACGTAGTAATGGGTAATAGTTTTATGGGTCAAACACCAAATCAAAAAATTAATAATATAATGTTTAAATTTTTAGGATTAGAATGGTTGACTGGTTATGCTAGAAGATTTGCTTATAATGTTGGAAATGCTGATGCTTTTTATTTATCCAAAACTTTAAATCAATTAACAAAAAAAGGATTAGATAATAGTGGTAGAGCAAAACGAATTAAATATTTTTTAGAAAATAATTATGGAATAAATAATAGACAAGCTTTACAAATAGGTGCAGCTAAAAATTTTGATGATGCTATTTTAAATAATGCTAATAAAAAAGTTATAGAACAAGCAGGTGTAATAACTTCTAATAGAGACGCATTGATTCCTCAAGTATCTAATAGATTATTATTTACTCAAAGTAATAATCAATGGGTTAGATTAATGGGTCAGTTTTTATCATGGGCACAAGCAAAGTCTGCACAAACAAATAAAATATTACAAAGAATAGAAAATGGAAGTGCAAAAACTTTAGTTAAAACTTTAGCAGTATTACCAGTTTATAGTGGAATTCAATCATTAAGAGAATTAGCAAAACATGGTGAAGTAGTAACTGACTATGATGCAAATAATAATAGATGGTGGGCAGAGGGTGCAAGACTTTCAGGTATGTTTGGTTTCTTACCAGAATTAGTTGCTAATAGATTTATTGGACCAGGTTCTAGAGAACCATGGTACTTATTTGCTCCCTTTTTTCAAATTATATCAGCACCTGGACAAGCTATTAAACAAGCATGGGATGGAAATACCGACAGAGCTATAAGAATTATTAATGAAAGATTATTACCACTTCCTAATTGGAGAAGAAGATTATGGGATTTATTTCAGATTCCAAAACCTCTGAAATTAAAAGGTTCAGGTACAATAGGTGGGGAACTTATGCCTTTTGAATTAGGTGGTTTAGTTCTTAGAAAGAAATTTAAAAAAGGAGATGTAGTAGAAGCTGCTGCTATGGAAGATATAAACTTAAACCAACAGGAAGATATGAATATAAAAGATTTAGCAAGTGTCGCTGCTGCAGCAACAATAGCTACAACAGGAGTAGATGCAGAGATAAATAAAGCTGTAGAAAATAAAATAGTACCTCCTCCTATAGAAGAAAAACAAATTTTACCTGAAGCAAAACCTATTTATGCTGAAGAAAAATTTTTAAAATATATAGAAAAAGTAGAAAACCCTAATCTTAAACATGGAATGATACATAAATCTATTGAAGGTGGTAATGATACAATAGCATTTGGACATAAACTTACAGATAAAGAAATAAAAGATAACAAAGTTTATGGTTATGACTTAAATAACTTAACTAAAGAAAATGCAAAACATATATTACTATTAGATTTACAAAAAGCAGATGAACAATTACAGGCAGATTATGGAGAAAAATATAATAAGTTAGATAAAAACAGAAAACAAATGCTTATTGATTTTCAATATAATATGGGTAGTGTAGGATTAAATAAATTTAAAAATTTTAAAGAAGGTCTTTTTTCTAATGATATAAACAAAATGAAAAAAGAATATGAAAGAGGATTTACAAATGAACAGGGAGAATTTAAACAATTAACTGGAAGAAATAAGGATTTTTTCAAGTACTTCTTTGTTGACAAGTAAAGAAATTCCTACTATAATATAGGAATGAAGTAATGCCCATTGTGGGGTTACTCAATTTAAATCGCTTAACGAAAGGATTAATATGACACATTACGATTTAATAAACTTTGACCCATTTAAAAACTTCTCTATCGGTTTTGATAGAATGTTTGATTCATTGAATGAGGTCTCTAAGATAAACACTTCAAACTTTCCACCATATAATATCAGAAAGATAAAGGATGGTAAGTATCAGGTAGAGATGGCATTAGCTGGGTTCTCTAAGTCTGACATCAAGTGTGAGTTGCAAGATGGCATACTTACAGTTGTAGCAAAGAAAGAACAAAAGGATAGTGATAACTTGATTCATCAAGGGATTGCTTCTAGAAGTGTGTTAAGGAAGTTTACTCTATCAGAGTATATGAAGGTAGAAGATGCTGATTTTAAAGATGGAATGCTTAAAATCAAACTCTATCAAGACTTACCTGAAGAGAAAAAACCTAAGACAATAAAGATTAAGTAATCTTTACTGTGATGGCGGTAACAACCTGTGAGTTGCTCTGCCGCCATGAAAAATTATTATGATACCATACAATATATTATTTAAACTTGGTTCAAAAGCTGTCGGTACTTTTATGACAAGAAGAAAAGAAAAGTCTGACAGAGCACACGCAATAGCTATGCAAGAGATGGCTACTGGAAATGAAAGAGCTAAAAGAAATGGTTCTTTATTTTTAGATTTAATTCTCGGTGCATTTATATTAGCACCACTTGGAGTACTAGCTTATGGTTCTTACTTCGGTGATGAAATGATATTACAAAGAACTGAATTTTATTTTAACAGACTAAAAGAAATTCCTGAAGTCTACCTTTACTTAGTGTTTATAGTAGTCGGTGGAAATTATGGAATATCAGTTACGAGTTTATTAAAAAATAGAAAAAAATAAAATGAGGAGTACTTATGAAATGGTTGAAAAAACTATGGCACAAGTATTTGGAGTGGTTATTCAAAGACTTATATAAATGAAAATATCAGACAAGACTGCAATTTCTATGCCTATGCGTAACTTGCTGGGAATTATCTCGGCTGTCGCAGTAGGGGTGTATGCTTTTTTTGGTATCCAAGAAACTCTAAACAAACATAGCACAACTTTAGAATTAATGGCTAAAGATTTAGAAGCTAATAGTGAATTTAGAATTAAATATCCTAGAGGTGAGTTGGGTACATCAGCAGGGGAAGCAGAGCTTTTCATGTTAGTGGAACACATGGCAGGACAGGTTACTAAAATTGAAGATGCTATGTCAAACATGATGCATAATGAAGTTAATATAAATAGACTTCAAAAAGATATGGAAAAAGTTTTAGCGGATATTGAAAAATTAAAAGACAAACAAAGAACATTTGCAAATGGAGGACAACATTAATGGCTGACAAGTTAATGACATTATTAGTCGGATTGCTCATAGCCCTAGGTGGCTGGAGTCTTAGTCGTACATTTGAACTCTCTACAATTCAAGCAGTACATGAAGATAAAGTGGATAAATTAGAGAGACAAGTTTTAAAATTAGAAGATAAAATGGATAAGATGATGGATTCAGATGAAGAAATTATGGACCAACATAAAAAATTATTTGAAAAATTAGAATCAGAAAACAGTACAACAGGGAGTTATAATTACTAATATGATAGAAACAGTTACAGCATTATTATTATTTTTAAATGGAACTATGATTGAGCACGTTTATAAACCTGACCTAGGTTCATGTCTTAAGTCCAAACGTATAGCTTCTCGTGAATTAAATCCTGAACGAGTTGTTTTTAAATGTAAAATTATTAAAGCTAAAATTGAATTAGATGAACAAGCACAATATGGAAAAAGAATTTTGAAGGTGTTAGATGAGTAAATTTAAAATTATTTTATTAACATTATTAATATTATTCTTTGGGGTATGTGTAGCATTCGGAGGCGAAGCTGAAGATGTTGCAAAGAAAAAAGGATTAGTTGATTTAAGTCCTTCAGCTCCTGAAAAAGGTATTGTTTTTGCAGTATGTATATTTGCTGTGGGTGAAGATGGAACTAAATATCTAGTAGACCATAGAGCCGCAGTTAATATGGGTCATTGTCTTAAAGAAAAAAGAAAAGCAGAATTAAAATATAGAGACCCTGAACATAGAAAATTAATGGGTGGTACAAGATTTGTTTTTGCTTGTGATAAGGTAGATGCCTTAGTAGAGATACAAGAAAATGGAGATTGGAAAATTTTAAAAATATTAGGTAAACATAAAGCAGCTTATAAGAAAAAGAAAAGCTATGAATAAATGTGAATCATGCAATTGCAATTGTCATTGTTCTAGTAAGGAACACTCTGACTTATATGGAGTATGTCCTTGCACCAATTGTAAATGTAAAGAAAAAGAAGTAGTCGTTGATGATTCAAACGAATGCTTAAGCTGTCAATAGAAAGGAGAAACAATGGCAAAAAAGAAAAAGAAAAAAGGCAAAAAGAAAAACAAAAAAAATAAAAAGAAAAAGAAAAGATAATATAATTAATGGTTAATGATAAACTTATAACAATCCTGATTGCTATACTATTAGCATTGGGCGGTTGGAATTTAAAGGAAACTTATAGCATATCTAAAGATATGGTTTTGATTAAGGAAAAGGTGGCGACTATTCAAAATGAAGTATCGGACTTTAAAACTATTAAGAAGAAGAAGAAACGCAAGAAAAAAAATGAGGATGATTAATGCGTTGGTCCGCTATATAACTATATTCCTTTTCAGTATTTTATTTCTTTTAATATCAGGATGTGAAAATACAAGACACTCTATAGGTATATCAGGTAAGCCCTTAAGTACTGACATGGAACAAAATATTAAAATGAATTATAAAATAATTTTTGGAAAAGTTAGACCGAAGGAAGATACTGACGAATAAACTTTATGCTTATTTCCTTAAAAAAAGAAGAGCAATTAAAAAGAAAAGAAGAAAAAAGAAAAGATGAAAATAGCTTTGGTAATAACAATATGTGGAGTCATGGGTTGTATGCCTCCATTAACTCATAATGATTGGAGATTTGAAACAGAAGAACAATGTTATTATAAAGGGTATTATCATATAGCTGAAGTCGCTGAAAATTATATGAAGTCTATAGGGATAGAAGCTTTTAAAAAACAAGAAATTAAAATGATGTATAATTGTTTCCCTGCTGATAAAGTATTTGAAGGAGTAACACCTTCAGGTACACCGACTTAAGAATAAAAAGTATCTTGGGCTATCTTCTCAAGGTAGTCATGCAAATCTGAAAAATTAGTTTTACATTCCCTCAACATAGAAGCTATCACTCCTGCATTTTCTTTCTTAAAATGTAGAGGAATCTTATCCATAGGATATGTTTTAAGTTCAGTAATAAACTGTCCTTGATTATTAATAATCAATTTAAAGCCCATCAAGTCAGCTTCCTTTCGCTTGACTCGTTTCTTTCTACTTAACTTTCGGTTGGGTTGCACTAGCTTTCCTCATTAAATCAACAAAGAAGTCATCATCAGCTTTGTCTTTTCTTAATTTTGTTAGGGGTTTAGTACCATCTTTATATATCTCTACACTTCTAACTCTAATAGGATTAGTCATAAAGACTGGTAGTCTTGTGTTGTTAAAACTTTTAACCATAAAGAATCCATCATCAGCAATTCCAAATGTTTGGACATTCTTTATATCAATATCATCTAAGCCAACTAAACATAACCTCATGTTATATACATCAGGTTTACCTTTAATTGGATTACCTTTTAAATCAACTATCTTTTCTCGTGTCATTTTCGTAACTTAAATCTTCAGCATCAGAAGAAGTTTTATGTTCTAAAGTATCATATCCTTTAACTAAATATTTTTCAACTCCTAACTCACCTGATTGTCCATCATCATCAATTAAACTATCAACACTTGTGGTATAATGTTCATTTAACTTTTCATTATTCCTTGTTATTTTTTTCTTTAAGTGTTCTTTAAGTTCACCAATTCTAACAAACAACATCTTATCTATGGTAGGATTAATACCATACATAGATAAATCATTTAATGCTGCAATCAGTATACGAAAACCTCTTGCTCTTTTTTCTAGTTGTCTTATTTGTGCTTCGCTATTCATAATCCCTTTCCAATATCATTTCTAAATAGTGTATGGCTTTTTCTATATCCTTTCTCTTACCCTTTTTCTGATGTCTGCATATATACTTAATAGCATTACCCTCAGCAAAGAGTAAGTTATTTTCATTAATAAATTCTGCTGGTTGAATCTTCATATTACTATAATGATTTCCATCTACTTGTTTATTTAACGATTCATATGTCATACCTTTAAACATTCCTTTATCTGTCATTACAGAACCATTGGTCCTTTCTCCATATATTTTTGTCTACGTTTATCTTTCTCACTTGGTTCTAAACTTTCATTTAAATCATCTATAGTCCAATGAGGATTCTTTTTTAATTTCTTTACTATCCATTTATAAGACCAAGGTTGTAAACGTAATGTAGTACCATGCCAATAATGAGTTTGATTAGGCATTAAAGTTAATACATTCTTAACATTAACTTTCTTTTGCTCTTCAGGATTTAATAATCCTTTAAGCCATTCAACCATTATATGTTTAGCTTTATTCCTTATCTTACTCATTTGTTTAGTGTTCATAAACCTCTAATTCACTTATTAAAAATTTATATATTTTATTACCATGGATAATTTGATAGTCTCTATTTATCAAATTAGGATTTTTTATAATATAAGTATCTGGAAAAATCCTTTCATTGTTTTTATTTTTATAAGTTATATCAACTTGTAAATCATTTTTTAATCTAAAGTCAGCAATTCCTATACTCTTATCTTTCCAAATCGGTTCTTTTATTTCATATTTATTTATCTTACTCATTTGTTTAGTGTTCAACTTAATCCCCACCAAATTAAAATGATAGGTATAATAATATGTTCAAAAATTTCATACAAACAAATAAAAACTAAAAGCCAAGTAAAAAACACACTCGTTTTAGATTTGCGAGTAAGATATTTAAACATCTTTTCATGCCAAGTTGTGATTTTTTGTGTAAGTTTTAATAGATATTTTTTCATTTTATATTATAAAAAGTATATTTAACAGTTAGTTCATCTCCTCCTGTAATATCTTTTATAGAAACTAAATTATATTTACTATAATTTGCATCATGTGTTTTTACTTTCTCACAATTAGGGTCATCAGAATGATTTATAAATCCACCTAAAGGTGTACGAATAAGTTCATCTTTAATTTTGTAATGACTTATACCAAAATTAACACCCTTTGGTACAAACAATTGGGTGAATAATCCTAGACCTTGTATCTTACTCTTATCAATTGTAAGTTTAATACATTCATTATTAGGTAATGGTTTATATAATTCTTTATTTTTAGTTTCCATCTTTATCTAACTTTAATAATTTAAAATTCTTTTCTCTATCAAAATATCTATAACTCATCCTAACAGGTTGAAACTTATAAACATAATCAAACACAATCTTTTCATCTAACTCTTTACAACTATACACATCTAACTGTACTAAAGCAGGGTTCAGTTCATCCCATGAGTGTAAAGTTATATGTGAGGTTTCTATAATAGTAACACAAGTTAATCCTCTATTACCTTGTACCTCACAATACTTTGCATAAGGTCCACCTAATACTTTCATACCAATATCTTTTATTAAAGACCTCATCCACTTCTTAATAGCTTTTAAATCTTTAGGTGGTTCTAAAGTTTCTGCTCTAACTAATAAATGTTTATGTTTTAATTCGCTTTCCATATGTTTTTAATTCTTCAGAAAAGTTTTTAGTTATCTCTTCAACATTTGGTTGTCTATTTACTTCAGCTAAATAAACAAACTTATTAGAATATTTAAATACTCTTAATCCTTTACCACCATTTGCATCTTTATAACACTCCCATTTATGTGCACAAAACTGACAACCAATAGGTAAAGATTTATTTCCACCTTTAGTTTCAGATAATTCATAACATCTTTCAGGTGGTGCATTACTCTTTAATGTATCTTGTAATGTTTTAATTAAAGTTGTAACATTAGGTTTAGCTAACTCATCAGGTTTATAGAAACAAACATCTCCACTTGATTTATCCATAACCAAGAAGCCACCTGCCTTTGTACCCATACCTGTTTCATATCCTGATAGCTGGGCATGATAACCAAATGGGTCATCATTAACTAACTCACCTGTTTTAAATTTCTTAAAACTAAATGATGATGCAGACTTAACATCACATACTTCACCATCTACTGTTGCATCTATATGTCCTTTAATATTATCTATCTCTACTTTCTTTTGTTGGTCTCCAATTTTATGTCCAGTTAATTCTGCTAGATATAATAATAAATGTTCTAATATATGTCCATATAAAAATTTAATATTTAAACTAGCATCATAGTCTTTAGTTTTCTTTGGACTAAATCTATCATACCATAATTGTCTAGGTGGTTTACCTAGTACACTCATTCTTAATTTCCCATCCTTTTCTCTGACAGGATTATTCCATGCATTAAAAGCTTCCTTAATATTATTAAGGAATCTCTCCATGTTTTCCTCTGTTACTTTTGCAGGTTTACCATTAGATATTCCAGCTACTAAATTTTTAATATCAGTAGCTATTGTATCAATGCGTTTCTGCCCAGTTGTTTCCGATTTTATATTCGCCATCTAATGGACACCTTATTTTTAAATCCTTTCCAGCTTGGATGATTGACTGTACTGCCAACTCTCCGAACTCTTTTGTTTTACTTTCTTCAACTTCATATTGAAACTCATCATGTACATTTACTACAGGATAAGCTTTGATTCGTTTCTTTATAACATATTCTTCTAGTAATGTCAACGCATACTTCATAACACACGCACCAGCACCCTGTAATAGGGTATTTAAAGCCGCATGGGGGTGTCTTATGAGGATTTTTCTTTGGTCAAGTCCTTTGAGCCATCTTTTTTTAGCCACTCCATCCACTTTTTCTCGTAAGCTTCTAAGACTTGGTGTATGTCTGAGAAATTTTTCTTTAACTCTTCTTCCATCTGCTTCAGACCTTCCGAGGATACTTCCGATTTTTTTATCCCCTGCTCCATAGATGAATGCGTAAATAAAAGTCTTCGCCTCATCTCTTGACCCCAAACCAGCAGAATTTTTATTTGCTGTGTGTATATCTCCATTAATGATTTCATTTGTGTATTCCTTATCGTTCATGTAATGTGCTAACATCCTCAACTCAAGTCCTGAAGCATCAACACCTACTAATTTATAGCCCTTCTTTGCCACCCATAATGCCCTACATTCCTTACCATAGGGCGAGTACACAGCAGGAACTTGTGCCATATTGGGCGATTGATGGCTCATCCTTCCAGTAACAGTACCATTTGTAATTACTTTGCCATGTACTCTACCATCCTCTCTAGTTGCTTCAATCCAAGAACTGACTTGAGCAATTCTTTTCTGAAGCATTAGAAACTCTTTAATTAATTCAGCTTCAGGAATATTTTTAATCTCTGATAAAACTTTTTCATCAACTATTATATGTCCTTTATCTGTTTTCTTTTTAGGTTTCCACCCCAACATAATTAATCGTTCTCCAATCTGTTGTCGTGAACCTAAATTAAATTCTTTAAACTTAACTTTAGTAAAAGGTTTTCCCTTTACATATCCTTTAGCTTTGTTATTAACCTTTGGAATAAATTCTGTTTCAATTTTTAAAGGAGGAAAAGTTTCTCTAACTTTATCTTGAAGAGTATTCATGTCCTCTTTAAATTTAGCTTGAAGCATATGTGCACCTACTACATCAATCATAAATCCTCGTTCATGTTGTCGTTGTATTATATGTGCAACCTTATGTTCTAAATCAATTGACTTACCAAAGTCTGTCATCTTTTTAGAAAGGAAGTTGTATAACTTTTCTGTTAAGTCAACATCATTTCTACAATACCTTAACATCTCTTCACTAAAATAATCAAACTGGTCAAACTCATATTTCTTTTTATAAAGTTTTTCTCCCCAGTTTCTTAATGAATGACCACCCTCTAACATAGGATTAAGTAATCTTGATAAGATTAATGTATCAGTTATCTTACACTTCTTAAATAAATCATAACCAAAAAATCTATTGAGTACTGGTATATCAAACCCTATAATATTATGTCCTATTACTTCATCAGTTTGTTTTATAAACTCTTCAAACCTATGTAATTTATCTTGTCTGAATTGATAGTAAGTACCTTTATGTTTACAAACAATACACCAAATTTTATCTGCATTAAGAGTTGTTTCAATATCAAATATTACTTTATCAAAAGTCATTTGCTTTAACTTCAGTTAATCTTCCTGTATCATTATCATATTTTAAATCACAACATGGTCCAGTTAATCCTGCAAATCTATTCTTTAATACTCTAACCTTTGTTGTATTTCTAATATCAGGGTCATCATTTTGTGCATCTCTTTCCAATCCGATAACCATATCACTTAACTGTCCTATACTAGCACTACCTCTTAATTGAGATAGAGAAGTTGCCGCACCCTCTTCATGTCCTTTACCATCAGGTCGTCTTAAATGTGATACAACTATCATAGCTATACCTGTTTCTTGTACAAGTGTTCTTAATCTAGTCATGATTTCATCCAATGCTCTTCTCTCATCACCATGACTTTGGTCAGATACAATAATACTAACGTGGTCTATAATAATATATTTACAATCTAAACCTTTAGCTAAATATCTAACTCTTGAAACTATATTATCAATAGTGTTAGAACCAAAATGGTCAAACATAAATACTCTACCAGTACCAACAGTTGCATCAAAATAAGTTTTTAATTCTTCTTTAGGTACATGAACATCAGGTAAATGTAATCTTTGATTCGCTTCAATACTCATTATACCTTTAGATGTTATAACAGGGGTCTCTTCTAACATTAACAAACCTATATTATCTTTAGTAGATTTAATTAAATGATGAACCAACTCTCTCATAACTTGGGTCTTACCTAACCCACTACCTGAAGTAAACGTCACTAATTCAGATGGTCTTAATCCATATGTTATTTTATTTAATCCTTCAAAAGGATATTGAACAAAGCTTTGAAGTGTTGGTTTACTTATCTCATCAAATAAAATGTTAGCATTTATAATTCCATCAGGAGCATAGACCTTCGCATTCCAAAATGCTTTTTGATATACTTGTAATTTATTTTTCATCAAGCAATCAGATGCATCTTTAAATTCATTTGGAAGATACATTATCTTACATTTCCCAGGGCTAAATAATTCAGCTACCTTTAATGCACCTTCACGACCATGCTCGTCATTGTCAAAGTTTACTATAACATTTTCAAATTGTTCTAACCAATCTAAACTTCCTTTAATATCTTTAACTGCAGAAGTTATACCATTCTTAATACTAACCACAGGAGTTTCATATCTATCTGTCTTAAACATTTGATAAGCTGATAAACAATCTATCTCACCCTCAGTTATTATTACAAATTTATTTTTAGAGAATAAATGTTCTCCAAATAATCCAGAGTTCTTTGTATTACCTTGTATAGTAAACTCTTTTAATTTTGTAAATCTAGTTTTAGTTGCAATCTTTGCACCTTGTTTGTCATGGTAAGGATAATAATGATTTGTTATATTACCCATACTATCCATCTTAATTGTCACCCCATATCTTCTGCAAGTAGGTTCACTTAAATTTCTATCTACTATCTCTGCATAATCAGATGACTTCATATAATCTTTAACTTCGTATTCATGTTTCCCATTACCATTTGTTTGTTTTGTTTCCATATCATATTCCTTCATATATTGTTGACATGAAAAACAAAATGCCGAACCATCTGCATTAACAGATACAGCATCAGTACTGTCACATAATGGACAGGGTAGATGATACTTTACAAATCCAGTTTTTGTTTCCATTGTCGCCCTTTTAAATTCGTTCATAAAAAAAAGGAGAGCCGACCCTATTACAAGCCGACTCTCCAGTAGGAGTAGAAAATGTAGTCACGCATTATGACTAAATAACCAAGAGGTTTATACTAAAAATCTTCCTTGATGTCAACACCATTAGAAGATTTTTCTACATTAAATCCTTCTTTAGGTGTGTATTCCACTAAGTCCAGTACCTGAACAGCTTGTAAATCTAAACCTTTGCCCTTCTTTCCTTTGAAATTCCAGTCATAAGATTTATACATTACCTTTACCTTACTGCCATTACCGATTATTTTTTCAATAGGTTTCTTTTCAGCATCCACTAATTGTGGTTGTTGGTTCTTATCACCATTTGCTTTTGAAACCTTTCTCTTAAACCTGATGATATTCTTTACTACTTTATCATCAGCTTTTGTTTCACCAATATTAAATCCTTGAGATTTAAAATCCTGTGCTGTTGCATCATCAACTGCTAAATCAATTCTCCACATAGGTTCAAACTTTTCGTTTGGTCGTGTCAGAGAAGCCCAGTAAGCTGTGCCTTCAATTATTGCCATATGTATTTTCCTTTTGTTGTTGTTAATTTACTTTTCATAAAACTCTTTTAGCATATCAGCACCCCCCTTGTCAACACTTGAAGCATCTTTTTTTTCCTCATTTTCGCTAGTATTTTCAAGGATTTCTGTTATCTTTTCATCTATCACTCTTTTAATTTTCTGTTTCTTTTTTAATTTTGTTTCTAACTCTGCAATTCTTTTACCTAATACCTGAACATCTTGTGTTGCTTGTTCAACTTGAATAAGTAATTGTTTTATTTTAGAATCTTTTTGAGAAACTAATTTAATAGCATCATCTTTTTCTTTAGTTAAATCTGATATAGTATTTTTATATTCTCTAATTAAATCTCGTTCACTCATATATTATTTTCTTTTTTTTCTTTTAAGTTTTTTCTTTTTAATTTTTTTCTTTTTAATTTTCTTTGGTTTCCTACAACAATGTATAACTAGGTATATTAAACTAAATGCTAACAGAACAATAGATACAGCTAGGAAAAAAGAGAGATAACAAATAGTAAATACATCTATTGTAAATACAACTCTTTCATTTTTAGTACTGGCTAACTTAATACTTTCATCTACTTTAAATGTTTTTCTTTCTACTGATGGTGCAACTATATCAACAAAAGTTTTCTTAACTTCTTTTGCTTTAACTATGTACTCATATGCATGAGTTTTAATATCTTTTTTAGTTGTAAGTGTTGTTGCTAAATCTATACCACTATATGCTTTAGCATAAGCATTATTACTTAAAGCTAGACTAGACCCACTTGATACAATCGCTATATTACTACATCCAGTTAGTAATAATAAACCAACTATCAATCCTATTATTTTTTTCATGTAAACAATCCTCTCTTTAATTGAGATGCACTTACAAATGTTTGCTTATCATTATCATTTAATTTACTATGACAATTACTACATATCTTTTTATTTCTATCATGTACGTTTCGGAGCATAGTACCACCCAAAGCAGTACCATCACAGGCATGACACCTGTCTTTAAAGTTATCTCCTCCATCCATCATACCCATATTACTTACCTATAAAACTTAACAGAACCATAGTGACAATAAATAAAAGGATATAAAATAAAATTAAATATATTTTTTCTTTCATATCAATCAAACAATGCATAACAACTCTCACTAAAGATTTCTTTAATAGGTATTACTACACATTTAGATGCCCTGTAATCTCCTATCTCTTTAGTGTGTGTCTTTTTATATTTATCTACTATCTTTTTTAATCTATTAACTCTGAACACTATCATATTATATTCTTTGTTCTTTAATTCAAGGATATGAAACCACCATTTAGCTTCTGTCTTTGCTATACCACTTGGCTTACCTCTAAACTCATACTCAATAGCAATATTCCCTGACTTTCTCCACCAGCTACGTTCAGTTTTAACTTCTACATTACCACCTTTAAGTAATTCATCAACTCTTTTCTCTCTCACTTGACCATACTTTAAATCAATATCAAATGCAGAAGTCTTATTCAAATTTCCCATCCTTAATGAAAGCTACATAGGTAATGCGTTAGAAATTTATTTAAGTTCTTATGCTCAAATAATTTTTTCGCATTTGCTATTTTTAATTTGTGGAAAGTTTTTGTAATAAAGGAAGGGTCAAAGTCGGAATATTCACAGACCTCACAGAATGCTTCATCATTTGGATTGAACCAAGCATTAGCATTCTTAACAATCTGTAATCTATGTTTACCCCATGCATGAATATCTACATCAAGGGCATCCATGATGGCTCGGACAATAACACTCCTCCATAGTAATATGTGTGGAGTTATCTTCTTGCCTTCGCCTTTCCCCTCATTCCAAAGGGGTATTGTATTTCCATTACGTATCATATTTCATTTTATTGTCTAGATACTTTGCAATCAGTTTTGGCTTTTTACTTTTTACAATCTTTGAGTGAAACTGTTTTCTCATTAACATCTGTGCTATTGGATTTCTTGACTTTATTTTTGTATGTTTCTTCATCAATTTCCTCCACAGTATTACGTTTAAACTTCACTTCTTTACCAACGATTTTTGAATAAGGCGACCAATGTAATTCTCTAGTTGCTTGTTCTAAAGTAGTACCTGAATTGTAATAATCTTCAATACACATATCTACATTTACCCAAGATTTTTTCATAAAGAATTTATTCGCCATAGTACTATCCAATAAAATATTATTTAATAAAAGAAATACTAACCCTATTAAGTAGGGCAGTATCTCCTATTATAGAGGGCAATACCACCTGTGCCAACACCCCTAAAAAATAAATTTTATTCAATAAAATCAATGGTTTAGACAATATATTCTCCTTCTAGTTGTATTTAATAATTTGAATTGCTCGTGCATAATTAGGTATCCTTTTTATGTACCCTTTCCATTCAATATACCCAAGCATATTCCATATAACACTCTTTGATTTGACATTCATATGTTGCATCATCTCATTAAATGTTGGCATCACTTCATTATCTTTAAAGTAATGCTGTAAAAATTTAAATAACTTTAATTGTTTTTTAGTTAGCATCTCTTAATCTCTTCTGTGCTTCATCAACTATATCAAACAAGTCAGTTAATTTTTTTTCTTTCCTAACTTTACTAATCATCTCTCTTAATCTACTATGATAATCAGTAGGATGATAAGCTGTGCCATTAACCCTTAACTCTCGTTCATATTTAACATCAGCTTTTAAATTTTTAATCTCCTCTTTTAGAGTAGCAATTTCTTTTTTATATGCATTCTCTTTAAGAGAAGTTAAATAAATATCATCACCCATTTTTCTCCTCACCATTCCCATAGTGTTTGCTTTGCTCAAACAAATAGTATTGATGTCCATCTTTCTCTTCTTGTTTCTGCATTAACTTTGCATACGCATCAGCATCTTCAACTGTTTTAAATGCTCTGTCTTGATAAAAAGTTTCACTAAACTTACCTTTAGACATTACTATATATCTTTTCAACTCTGCTTCTTTAACTTTTCCAAACATTTATTTCTCCTATTAATATTCTTGTTTAACATCAAACGCAACTGAAACTTTATCATAAGGTTCTTGTTCTAATGAAAATTTAATTGCGGTATATAATTCACCTAACTCAAAAATATTATTCTCAAATAAAGTTTTTTTTGTTATCTTCGGTGTCTTATACTTTATATGTTTTCTTTTATCTTCATCCCAATAATCTTTATCAATTTTTGTTGAGATTATTTTTACATTATCATATGTAATCATTTTTATTTCTCCTTATTTTTTTTGTTATGTCTACCCATGTACCATGCAGATGGTTCGTAATCCCATCTATGTCCTTTGTGTCCTCTTATTTTAGCATACCACATACGCAACCTAACTATTAATTTTTTAAATCTTAATGACATATGTTCTTATAGCACATTAAAATCTAATGCACAACCCTTTCTTTTAATATTTTATTATCAATTAAAAAATGTGCTTGTCTGCCCATCCATCCATGTAATTTCCAAACAATCCCTGTATCTATTAGAAATTGCCACGCATCTAACTCTTCAGCAATAGTATTACATGGAATGAAACCCTCTGCTCTACCAACTGCTTGGTGTATATCATCAACCAAATCTGCTGGTATATTTATCATCTTATATCTTTTATAATAATCTAATTCTTCAGGTAAATTAAACTGCTTCTTACCATAGATAGCTTTCTTTATTTTAATTTTCTTACTCATAATATTTAACTATCTCCTTTGCTACTTTTATTCTCTTCTTTGTTAAGAGATAAGGTAGTATAGTTTTACATACTTTGTAAGCTGTTTCATTTAAAGCTACCCATATCTCTTGAGGTTTAGCTTTCTTACCTGTCGCTGTTATTCTAGGTTTAGACTTATAAATTCTACCTCCAAAAAGTTTATGTAATAATCTTATTGGTGCAAAGTCTGTGCCTGTCACCTCTATTCTTTTTCTTTTATACTTTACATTCTCAAATTGTAAATATCCTTCACCATCTATGTAAGCACTCGCCCATCTCTTGTCATCAAGTTTCATTTAATTAACTCCATATCTTTTTTATTAATATCAAAACAAGTACTCTCTCCATCATTACCCTCTATCCATTCATCTCTATTAACATCCATAGCTTTGTCATGAGCATCTTGTTTGTTGTTTGCCTTTAGTTCTATGTAGTATCCTTGAGTTTCATATCCCCACACTCTATACTTTTTCATTCTGCTCTCTCCATTTCTTAACACCCTCTGTTGGTGTATCTCCTTCTTTAGTTATCTCTGTATCAACTAATTTATATTCTTCTTCTGCTTCTCTCCATTCCTGATTAACATAATCTCTCTCATTATGTTTTTCCCATGCATCATCTTCATCTTTAGCATCAATAAAGTTCTCTACTATTTTCCACCCTGTTAGGTGTTCTGTTATTTTATATCTTGGCATTATTAACCTCCTTAATTTTCTTATTAATGTACCATTCGTGCCTCGCCTGTTTAACTTCAGGTCTTGCGTTATACTCTTTAAAGTATTTCCTTTTCTTTTCTATCACATCAGGTCTTTGATGGTAGAGTTTATTATATTCTTTTCTGTTCATCAATCTACAATAGGGTCATGAGTTAGCTTACTCATCTGTTCTAACCTAGTCTTTGGCTCATCATTATCTTCTTCTTCTGTTTCACTTGGCTCATAATGTTTCCAATATAAATGTTGATTGTGTTCATCAACATCATTCACTAATGTTTCTTTTAACTCTTTATATTTTTCTACATCATAACCAATTTGATTTATCTTGGTATCAAACTCTTTACCTATCATCCACCCACTCGCCATCAAATCACCATGCTCACCTGCTTGTGTTATATCACCATCCATATAAGCATTCCAACATTCATTCATAATTCTAACCACATTAAAAGGTACATCACCTAACTCTTCAAAGGTGTATTGTAAATTTTTAAAGTCCATGATACTCCTTAAATAATTTTCTAAAAAAGATTTTCAATTCTTTAAACTCTTCGTTAGGTGTTAACTCTGCCCAATTCCAATCAACTTTAGAATTTATATCTAATGCTTTTATTATCTCATATTCTAATTGTTTAGAGTTCATATCTATTACCTCTATCTCTTACTCTGCATCTTGTATAAAGAAAGCCCTTTTCTTTTGGTATCAAGTCTTGTTTTTTCATAGATTGTATCTTATCAATCGCATCTTGACACAATAAAGCTGGTACATTTATCTTCATAGTTCTTGTTATGTATATATATTCTTTATTCTTATTCATAAGGATACTCCTCTCCATCATTTTCTTTTTGCCATACTGCCTTGTCATAATACTTCTCAACTAAAGTATCATCAAGGAAGTAAAGATTGTCTAAACTATTCATCTCATTTTGATAATTAAATGTAGCTTTAATCTCACTCAATTTAAACCCATCCATTACCAAAGATATGACTTCTTCTTCAACTTCTTGTATGGCTTGTTTGACTTTTCCCATTTGCGTATGTCCTCCTTTGTTATGTTTATGGCTACTGCTAATCTTCGTGTACTCCAATGATTTTCTTTTATTAATTGTCCTATTGTTTTATTCATCTATCCTCCTATATAGTACTTACCTTTGATTACAAAGGGTTTTGTTTTATATGTTCTATCTATCTCTAGTATTCTTAAAGATAAATATTTCTTAATCAATCTACATATCACACCTGAATTGACATCAGGAAATTTAAGTCTTAATGCTTTGATTAAGTTTCTCTTCTTGTACTTATCACTATCTATTAATCTAAATAGTTCAGTTGCTATTTCAGATTTAATAGAGGTAGTAATTCTTGTATCATCTTTAACATAAGGGGTCAAGTCTATTTTATATTTTTCTAATAGATTATTAAAGTGTTCTTCACTTACCCAACTGCAACACATTTGAGGCATACTTAAATTACTTAATAGCATACCCAAACTATCTGCCTCATTAGTATCCAACTTATCTAACGCAACCATAAATTTTTCTGCGTTAGGTACATCTTTATATTTAGTTGTAGCTTTATTATATCTATGCATATACTCCTTTTGTTTTTTTATAACACAATACTACTAAAAGATTGTGTCAATTTTATGTTAAGACCTTGTTCATTGTGTGTCCTAACAGAAAATTTTGTATTAACATATGCGACATACTGACGCATCTTATAAAATTCTGATGATGTTCTATTATAATCATAAAAATTTTTCTATATTAATTATATATAAATCATTAGGGTTATTAATCATATCACCATTACAATTTCTAATTATATATATTATAAAAACCTTTCTCTTTATTATAACCAAACACTAAAGGTTCTTTAACCCATACTCCTTTAACTAACCTACCACTCACATTATTATAACACTCTTCATCACAATAATAATCTTGTTTTCTATCAGTAGCAACCCAACTCTTCGTGTCATAAGTACAAGTACTATAATCGTATGTACCTATATCTTCACCACAATTACTACACTTTATTTCTTCAGGGTCAGGTTCAAAGTTAGGGTCATCTTCAGTAGAGTAGATTACATCTAACTCCTCTTCATTCCATCCATAAATTTTATCTTCACTCATCTTTTTTCTCCTTTATCTTTTTAATTCGTTTTAATTCTTCTACAATATGAACGAATAAATCGTGAACAGCATTCCCCTCAATGAATTGCCCACTTGCTTTGTACATATCAGCACCTTGCAACCCATCCTTTAGAATTTGTTTATCTAAAGTTAATGTTATTTTTTTGTTAGACATACTGCCTCCTTTAGTTAAGGTTAATTAAAATATTTATAGTCAAACTCTACAACTTTCCATTTAACTTTTATCTTACATCTCTTCGCATAATCTATCGCCTCTTCTAATAGATTAAAGATTTCATTAGTATATATTCTATACCTACCATTATCTTTATCTTTAATTAATATACAATACATATTATATATACCTTCCATCTATTTCTGCAGTACAGTCTTGGCAATACATGTAAGGCATCATATCATTATCATATATTTTAACTGTTTGTATTGTAGATACATCCTTTTTAATTTCATAATCATCATCACTAAAAACTTTTATCTTCCAACCATCTTTAGTTTGTGTATAGATATGTCTTACCCAACTTGCATTATCTACATCTGGGTAGTATTCTAACTTTTTACTTTTACAATGTGGACATTCAACCATTATTCCTCCTTATATTATTTCCTGTTTTAATTCAAACTCAAATCTGTTAGTCATCTTTAAAAAGTTTATGTTCTCTCTAGTCATAGACTTTTGTCTTAACAAACCAAGTATCCAAACATCATCTCTATTAACAGGATAGAATAAATCTCTACCCCACTTCTGTTCTTTTCTTAACACCATCTTTATCTTCTGTTCACTCATTGTGCCTCCTTTGTTCTTGTTTAGTTCTCCAAATACAACCCATCATCTTTCGGCTTTGTATCGTGGATAACTATATCTAACAAGGTGTCCACCCTATTAGATAATTCTGTAAAGTCCTCAAAGATTATATCTTCTTTATCTAAAGTCTTTAACTTTAATTTATGTATGACTTCGTGTAATTTTTTTAATTTAATTTTTAATTTTAATTTATTCATAGTCAGTAAACCTTATACTATTTTGTGCATGAAGTAAATCATTATTATTC